GGCGGAACAGCAGGTCGCCCGCCAGTCCGAGAAGCGTGGACCACTTGCCCGCGGCCGTCTGTCCCATCTTTTCGGTCATGCCGTGGAACTGGCCCCCGGCCTGCGTCGCCGAATAGAATGCTTGTGTCACCATCTCGGCCGAGATCTTGCCTTTCTCCATCTCCTCTTTCAACACGCCGATGGATTTTCCCGTCTTGCGGGAAATTTCCGACAGCGGATTGAATCCGGCATTGATCATCTGCAGCAGATCCTGCCCCATCAGCCGTCCCGACGCGGTCATCTGCGAGAAGGCCAGCGTCAATGAGTTCAATTTGTTCCGGTCACCCATTGCGATATCGCCCAGCGCCTTGATGTTGGGCATGATCCGATCCTGTGCAATGCCGAATGAAAGCATCATTTTCGCGGCATCCTGCAACTCGGCTGTCATGTAGGGTGTTACCATCCCGTATTGGCGAATCTCCTCCCGCAGCGCTTCCGATGCTTTCGTGTCACCGCGCAGCAGCACGTCGAAGGCGACCTGCACCTTTTCCCGTTCGAAACCTGTTTGCAGCGCCTTAAATCCCGCCATGCCCGCCATGACGATTGGATTGGTCAGCGTATTGGCGAACGGGATGCTGTTGAAGGCATCCGACAGCATAGTCTTGATCTTGCCGCCGTTCACCCGTTCGAGCTGGCGGATCTGTCGTTCGAGGGCCTTGACCTCGATGTTGGTACGACGTATGGCGTTGATGTTGCTGGCTGGAATCCACTCGCGCTCGGCACGTAGCGCATCGACACGCTCGCGGAGACTGCCCAGCGTGACACCGCATTTCTGCATGGTGTTGCTCGCACTGTTCACCCGCTGCTCGACCTTCGCCCAGACTTCCAACGCCCGGTTGTTGGTGATGTTGATCTTATTCAACTTCCCCGTGATCCAGTCGTTCAGAGAGAGCGTATATTCGACAACATTTGCCATTGTGTCCGTTTTTTCGTATCTTCGCTGCGTATGGTAGCAGGACTTATAGGTATTTGGTTCGTCGTCGCCGTGGTTTTCTATGTGTTGAAGGCTGCGCGGGCCGTGCTGCCGTGTATCCCGAAAGCGCTCGGCGTGTTGCTCTGCCTGCCTGCGATGCCCTTTGCCGTAGCGTATAAAAACCGTGAAACGCATCCGTGGCAGGCGCGGTGCATCGTCATCGGCTGGTCGCTGCTCTACCTGCTGCTCGCCTTCATTCTCTATATGGAAAATTAGAAAAGGTCCGGATCGCGGGGTTCTTTCCCCCGTACGTGACAACGGCGCGACTTGCGGAAAGTGACCCGCGGACGATGCCGGCGCGGCCCTCGGTGTTGTCCTTCGCACGGAAGTAAATCTCCCGACAGTCCGAACCTTGTGATTCCGGGCCTGCTATTTCTGCCGTGCGGCTTCCGCCTCCTGCTTGCGTATCCACTTCAGTTCGTTCACACGCATGGCCCATTCCCAGTCGGTGAGGCTATCGGGGTCGATATGGAGGTAATAGCGCAGCTGGGTATCCAGTTTCCGGACCCAGTCGCGGCCCTCCGCAGGATCGACCTCGGTAGCCTTTAAAGCTTTTCCAGCTCGGCCTCCGCGTAGGGTACGATCTTGTCGAGCACTCCCGACGCGCCCATGAACTTGTCATCGTCGCGGCGGATTGCCTCGCTACCGCCCAGCCAGCACCCGCGCAGCAGGGTTTCGTTGAACTTCAGCGGATCGTTCTTGCCTGCCGTCGTTGCGAACGAGAGTTCGCGGCGCGTGGGTTTGCGCAGGTAGCACACGTGGCCGTTTACCTTGATGGCGAATACCTCGCCGTGCTGTTCTTTCCAAGCGTTGATTTGGTCGGCTGTAACTTCGCCGATAAGGGTTTGTTTGTTCTCCATTTCGATTTTTTCGTTGTTTTGCCCGGCCGGAGCCGGATCGTTGTTCGTCTTCGTCTACTCTCTCCGTAAGAAGAGGAAAGGCAGCTTGAGGTCCTGGAACTTATCGCCCTGGTTGGTTTCGCGCGGATCCTCCGTGAACTGTACGCCTCGTAGCTTGTGGATCGTCGGGAGGTCGCCCTTCTCCGGGTCGCCGTAGGAAACCACTATGTCGAGCTGAATGTCGAGCAACGAGCCGCCCGATGCAATCTCCAGCGCCTCGACTTCGGATTGCGTGAGTCCGATTTCGCCGTCGTTCGAGATATTCCCGCTCTGAATAGCCAGCGCTTTGTTCCCTTTGCCATAAAGCGCCTCTTTCTCCTTCTTGGTCGTGTACTTGATCGAGCGGAAGCCCATCACGTCACGGCCGCCCATGTAGGCGGTGATATCCTCCCAGCCGTATTCTTTGCCATTGATCATTGTCCTGTCATTTTATGCGGTTTTGAACCCAAGCTCCACGTCGATATACTTTGCATATCCGTTGGGCTTGACGCGCAGCCCGATCTTTACCTGCGAAGTGGCCAGAATGTTCTGGTCGTAGTCGATCTTGCACTCCACGCCCGTATCGGACGAATCCGACGGATCGTTGCCCAAGTTGCCCTGTGCGGTCATCTGCGTCTCGATGGCCTGCTCGACGTCGGCTTCGACGGTCGAGCACCAGGCGGGAACCAGAGTGCCGGACTTCGAGACCGGAACCTCGTCGTTGAGCCACTCGACCAGCTGCGCGTAGGCGATGCGGTACGCCTTGTCGATGACGCGGCGGTTGGTCAGCGCGCGGTAGTCGTCCTCGGGCGTCGTGGCCAGGTTGTCGTCGGTGATGAAATACCCGGCCTTGCCGACGAACGTGCGGAAGGTGATATACCCCTTGTCGTTGATCGTCTCCAGGTCGGCCAGTTCAGCGGGCTCGGCCCCCACGTAGAAGGTCAGCGGCTGGAGCGCACCGTCGCGCACGCGGCTGATTTTCCGCTGGACGGCCGAGGCGGCGATGCGCCCGGCGACGACACCCATCGCGGCGTTCTTCGACGAGGCC